GGATGACTCGGCAGCCTTTGGCTCCCCTGTTAACCTCGGCACTCGAGCACTCCTGGCGGCAACGCTAGTGGCAGGTTATACCTTCGAGATGGCAATTCCCATCGAGGCACTGGAACAGTTCCTCCGAGTGAACTACACTCTCGCCGGTACCACGCCTCTGCTGACGATCACCGCGCAGGTTCAGCCGCATAACATGGTCAGCCGCTTCACGCCCTATCAGGACGCTCTGACCATCAGCTAAGGAGATTGATATGCCGGGTCTACGAGTTCGAGCAAGCATGGGTCAGGAGCCAGGGAAAACCATTGGCTTCTATGAGAACCGCCGTCGCCGAGAAGGAGACGAGTTCGAACTCGTGGACCCCAAGCATTACAGTTTCCGATGGATGGAACCTCTGGACTTCGATCCCGAGAAGGACTATGATCTCAAGCCCCCTGAGGATGCATACGCGACCTTCACTCCGATGGAAGCTCCTGGAGCGGTAGTTCAACCGGTGTCCGAGGCTGAGACCAAGTCAAAGAAGACCCGCAGCGAACGTCAGATCTTACGACGTGCCAACAAGAGGGCACAGGCGGCCGGTCAGGCTCCGATTCAAACCGAGTAAGTTCAGGAGAACTAGATGGCCGTTCGTGCTCGAACCACCAACAGAATCGAATTCTTCAAGGACGATGCCCACGTCTTTCTCTGGACTGGTCTCACTCAGGCAACCTTAGATTCTGGGGACCCAGTTCAGATGCCTGGCTCTGCTGATAGAAGTGTCCAGGTTCTCGGCACCCTGGGTGCTGCAGGTTCAGTTCGTATAGAGGGTAGCAATGTTGCTGCTCCAACAGTGGATGCTGACTGGGCGGTGCTCACTGATCCTCAGGGAAATGCTCTTGATATCTCAGCTCTGAAGATCGAGCAGGTGATGGAGATTCCACTCTGGATTCGTCCTCGTATCACTGCCGGCGACGGCACGACATCCCTTTCTGTTCTTCTTCTCGTTCGGAGGCCGCCAACGTGAGCCGCATGACTGACATCAATGATCAGCTCAAGCGTCATGCCAATCAGGCGCGACTCCAACTTGAACTCTCCGACATCATCGATAAGCTCGGTGGTCTCGAGCAGATGGAAACCAACTACAACCAGGGGATCACTCAAGGTAAGGAAACCCTAGCCAAGCTTCAGAAAGCCGTTGCAACTGAGGAGAAAAATCTTGAAGCCGCGAAAGCCGAGGTATCCAAGGCCGAAGCCCAATCGAAAGATATCATTGCCTCCGCCAATCAGGCCGCCGAAGTAATCATCAAGTCTGCGAAAGAAGAGGCTGATGATAAACTGGTTTCTTCCAAGCGTTCACTGGATCTTGCCTCCAAAGCTCACAAGGCTCTGGAAGAAAAGACCAAGAACCTCTTGGCTCATATCGAAGCCAAGAACAAGGAACTGGTTGAGGTTACTGCCAAGATTGAAGAGGCGAAGACCGCAGCTCTGAAGGTCTTCCAAGGCTAATGGCAGCTTACAACAAAATCCAGGATTACGTGGAGCAGCTCAATAAGGGCATCCACATTTGGGGCACGCACACCTTCAAGGCGATGCTGACCAACTCGGCTCCTGTTGCTACGAATACGGTCAAAGCGGATCTCACCGAGATTGGCGCAGGCAACGGTTATGCTGCTGGTGGTATGACTCTTGACTCAGTCACCCTGACTGAAACCACTGGCACTGCCAAGGTCACCATCGCAGATGAGGTCCTCACTGCTGCTGGTGGATCCATTGGACCCTTCAGATACGTGGCCATCTACAACGATTCTGCCACCTCCCCTGCTGATGCGCTGGTGATGTGGTATGACTATGGATCTGCGATCACACTTCTCGACACCGAGACATTCACCATCGACTTCGATGCTACGAATGGCCTCTGGCAGTTAGTATGAGCGAAGAAATTCAGGCAGCAATTGTTAAGATCGAGTCTGAGATGGCTGAGTTAAGTGCCACCATCAATTCGGTCAATCGCTCCATCGACCCCATTCGCATAGAGCTTGACATCCTGAATGATCGAGCTATTGCAGCCCAGACTCTTGCCAATCAAAAAGCTGCTGAGCTTGAGGCTGCTCGTCCTGCCAACTGGCTTGAGATAAAACGTAAGTTTGGAGAACTCGCCTCCGCTCGAATGCAACTTCGGCAACTCCTGAAGTAACCAATGGCACAAGAATTCGGTCAACTACTCGCGTCGATTCCTGCTGCAGGTACGTTGTATAATACGTATACCACTGCTAAATCAATGCTTACGAGTGCAACTGCGACTGAGGCCTCAGTTGGGTTGGCCACTCTTCCTCCTAACTTCTTTCGGCGTGGTGGAGTTCTAGAGATTGATTTCGTTGCAGGCATCAGTAACCGAGTAACAGGTCCTGATACTTTCACCATCAATATCATGATCAATGCCGTGATTGCTTTCACAACTGGAGCAATCAATCTCACGACAACTGCCCATACCACAATCCCATGCTATGGAAGAATTCTCTTAACTGGTAGAGCTCTTGGTAGTGGCACACTAGCTCAGCTCATTGGTCAATGCGTTCTCGAAGGTCAGATGATTGCAATGGCGGCCTCATTGGCAGATGGTGCGGCAAACACCGGTTGGGCAATGGCACCAAACACCGCTCCTGCTCTTGGGACTGGATTCGATGACACAGTAGCCAAGACCCTCGACTTCCATGTGGCACAGTCTGTAAGCAACGCAGGTAATGGATTCCAGATGCAACAATATAGAGCCCTGAACTGGGGGAACCTCTACATCTGAGGTAGCCAATGCCTATCCTCCGCCGCGCGGTAGGCACAGTTGCTAGCGCCAATAGTGGCCCAATTTCTCCTGGCGTTCCAGCTGGAAATCTAGCCAACGATATCCAAGTTTGCGTCCTAGTCACGGGCGGAACGCCGACAATCGTCTTTCCGGCTGGCTGGACTATTACTGTTCAGCAGGACAATGGAGCTGCGCATCGCTTCATAGTGGCATGGAAGCGTTCAGTGGGTGGCGATACAGCGCCATCGATCACGGGTGCTACGCAAGATGTCATCGGCCGCATCGTCGGCTACTTGGGATGCATCAAGTCAGGCGATCCGTTCGCCACGATGTTCGCGAGCCAGTCGAATGCGTCGAGCGCGACGGTTACGGCGCCAGCGATTGGCATTCTCATCGGACAGTGCATGGGCATCTTCGCCGGCGGCTGGACCACCACCGGCGGAGCAGCACCGACTTTCTCCGGGTATTCCGGCACGCTGCCGACGTTCACGGAAGCGGTTGACAACAACATCACTGGCATCACCGTCAATCCTGCTATCTGCCTCGCGGATGGCATCTGTAATACGACCGGCACCACCGGCTCGCGCACCGCTACCGCAACCTTTGCCGATGTGAACTCAGGCGCATTGCTTGCGCTGATACCTGAGGCCTATTACAAACCTCGTTCACCTACACCCTTTCGAGGCAGGGCTATAATCCCTAAGGGACTTCGAAGGTTCTTCATAGTTCCTATCTCTCCCAAACCACAACCTGCGGCTGCAGGTGGAGGAACTTCCTATAGCCTTACCGCCGACCAGGGGTTGTACAATCTAAGTGGTCAAACCACTAGATTGAGTGTGACTCGTCAGTTGCTTGCAGTTCAAGGCTCATACTCACTAAATGGTCAGATTGCTGGGTTGAAATTTGGTCATGCAGCAATAGCTGCCCAAGGTTCTTACTCCCTGAATGGACAAGCTGCTAACATCCGTGTTGCTAGGATCCTGGCATCGGTGCAGGGTAGCTATTCACTGAATGGTCAAACGGCCAACTTGGTTTACTCAGGTGCAGGACCGAAAACGCTGACAGCCGACTTCGGTACGTATTCGCTAAATGGTCAATCTTCGGTCATTAAGGCAGCTAGGAGCCTCTCAGCGGCGCCGGGCGCGTATACCCTTACGGGTAATGCGTCCGTGTTAAAACTAGCGCGCGTTCTCGTCGCTGCACAGGGATCTTACAGTCTGAATGGTATATCAGCTGACCTTATTTATTCAGGAGCTGCTCCTTCTGTACCTGGTGACGGTGGTAACTATATCATTATCTTTAGACGTCGACACAGGCGGTCGTGACGTGGTAAAATCGGCGTAGGAGTATCTCATGGCAACATCAGTTCTCGATGTTTGGAATATGGCTCTCTCGAACGCAGGATCAAGCGTCACGATAGGGAGTCTCACTGAACTCACCAATGAAAGGAAACAGTGCTCCAAGTGGTATGCCCAATGTCTTGATTATGTACTCCGAGACCGGCACTGGGGGATGGCTACCAAGTCAGCAGCTCTTGCTATCATCTCTGGTCAGACCTATCCTGGCTTCAAGAACGTTTACGCCTACCCCTCTGACTGTCTTTTCCTTCGGGCTGTCACAGACACTGCGGGTGATCGATTAGTCCAAGGAAACTTCTTCGCCTCAGCTGAGGATCTACTGATGATCCCGGCCAGAGTCCCATTCAGAATCATCGCAAAGACCGATCTCTCTGC